ATTTTTGGAATGGCTATGCAGGTCAAACCTGCCTGGTCATGGACGACGCATTTCAGCGTCGTGGTGATCCTCAGGATGAGAATAACGAATATATGAATATTATCAGACTGGTCAACATGTGGTCGTGCCCTCTCAATTTCGCTGATGTGGAGAGTAAGGGCAAAATGTTCTTTATGAGCAAGTTCATTATGGCTACCACCAATCTCAAGAGCGTTCAGTCTTCAGCCGCACTGTCGGTTAACGACACTTCGGCGGTCTTCCGCCGTATGCATTATCCTTTCTGGGTCGAGCTCGACCCTGCATACAGCAAGAACGGCATGCTTGACTATCAACTTTTTCTTTCAGAGCGCGAGCGCTGCGCTAACTTGGATACCGCTGATCCGCTGGATACCTTCCCGTGGTTCATGTGGCAAGTCAAGCGGTGGGATTTCGCCACAGGCACGCCTGTGGGTGCCGAAATGCCCTTGAAGCAACTGATTGTACTTGCCGCCAACGACCTGCGTGCAAAGTTGTCTAGACATGCGGATTCCGAGCTTGCACACGACGAATATGCAGAGCGAATTATCGCCGCTGCTAATCGTCCTCGTGCGCAAGTCGGGCCCATAGCCTTTGCTGCTAACGCCGCGCGAGTCGTTGCGCAGGCTATCGCTTCGCCCGTGCGCCACGTCGCCGGACAGGCTAGTGGCGCAGCTAAGGCGCTACACGACAGTAGCTTTTCGCGCATCGTGCGTGCGACTTTACGTTCTGACAGTGAGCAGCTGGCTTACGAGTACACTATGGTAGCGGATTCCATATTCCGCCACCCTGGGGTGTTTGTGGCTGGCTTTGCCACTGCCATGTGCGCGAAGAAGATCTTTCAGATTTGGAAGTTTGTGGTCAAGTCCATATGGAGTGCCTTCCAGCTAGTTCTCGGACTGGCCGGGAGTGCCACGAAGTCGCTGATGGCCATCGGTGACAGCTTTGGCTACGATGAGGAAATAAGCCAACCAAAAAACAAAACAAACAAAAAGAATAAAAAGATTGTCACGGGCTTTCACTCCACCGTCGTTCATTTCGATCGACGCGGTGAGCCTTTGCATGTGGACACTGTGCGGCAGTCCAATTGCCCAGCCACAAAGGCCAAAAACAGCGCTCTTGCGCAGGGTGGAACGCTTTCAGCGAATAAACCCGCGACGATGCCAGCCACCTGGCACCACGCGGAACATGTCTACAATAACTTATACACAGTAGTCACTGTGGTGCAAGACAACGACGTGAGCATTGAGTCGGATTTGGGACAACTCACTATGCTTAATGGCACCATAGGTGTCATGCCGGGCCACTTTAGGGCAGCCATGCTCGAGAGTGTCTCTGAGGGAAAGCTCACTTTTGGAAGGGACTTCATTGCCCTCCGCTCGTGTTCCAACCCTGCGCTGCGTATTGACATTCCCTTGTCCGAATTCTTGGCTCTACCTCATTATGAGGAGAAGAAGGCTGACGCAGATTTTATCCGTCTGGCTCAGATACGTGCGCATCGTAATCTGACCAACATGCTGCTCGCTGACAGGCAGGTCGCTTACATTGACAATCAGCCCATAAGGCTGGAGGTCACGTCGCGCCTGCCCACTCAGGCCGAGGCGCGGTATGAGCGTCGCACCTTCATGATGCCTTTTGCGCGTGTCACAGGCCCTATCAACTACGACCACGTTTCATTGAAGAGGAGCGTGCAGTATGCGGTCATGACACAAGCTGGCACATGTGGTGCACCGCTCCTGTTAAGCCACCCAGAACGCTTTGGGTGCGGCGGTTTCATTGGATTCCACGTGGCAGGTATTACCGCTACGAGCACAGGCTATTCAACTATTCTTACGCGTGAGATGGCTCAGCGCGCCTACGACGCGCTTTGTCTGGTTGACGACAACGTGGAGGAAGACCCACGTTATGCCACTTACGTAGGCCCAGCTGTGTATGATCAGCTGCAGACCCATGGCGGAACTTTCCAGCCTCTGGCGCAATGCAGCAAACAGGCTCACATCAGTCCTAAGTCTCGGCTTTTTAAAACCGACGTCTATGGGCTTGTGGGGCCCTACGACTTGCTGCCCGCGCGGCTAAAGCCCTTTACTACTGACGATGGAGAGACCATTTTTCCTATGCAGAAAGCGGTCACGCGATACTGCGGACCTGTACGCTCCTATGACCAAGATACTCTTGATGAGGCGGCTGATGTCGCTTTCAGCAGACTGTCAGATATGACTGCGGGCATGGGCTATCGGAATGTTTTCTCATTCGAGGAAGCCGTCCTAGGCATACCGGAACTTAAGTTCCGTTCCATACCTCGCAATACGTCTTCGGGCTTTCCGTACGCTCTTGAAGGCTTTCGCGGCAAGACAGACATCTTTGGAACCGCCGAGGACTACGACTTGGGCACTGACAATGCCAAGGCGCTCCGAGAGCGGGTGCAGCATATCGTTCAGCAGGCCAAACTTGGCAAGCGGACGTTTGTTGTCTACATCGATTTTTTGAAAGATGAGCTGCGCAGCAAGGAGAAGGTCGCCCGTGGCGAGACCAGACTGATTTCATCTGCCCCTCTTGACTATACGGTGGCATGCCGCATGTATTTTGGGCGCTTCATGGCCGCTGTCATGGACCTAAGCGTCGAGTGCGGCTTGGCGCCTGGCATTTGCTGCTACACGGAGTGGCAGCAATTGGCCAGTCACCTATTGTCGAAAGGTGGTTCCGTATTTGACGGTGATTTCAAGGAGTTTGACGCTAACGAACAACCACAGATTCTTTCCACTTTGCTTGAGTGGATCAACCGCTGGTATGGCGATGGTGAGGAGAACGCGCGCGTTAGGCGTGTGCTGTTTGAAGATTTGATTCACTCACGCCACCTTGGCGGTGGCGTTTGCTCTCTCGACCACATTTACCAGTGGAATCGCTCTTTGCCGAGTGGCCACCCGCTCACGACCATCATCAACTCCATGTATTCTTTATTACTTCTGACTGCGACGTATATCCACCTGACTGGCGACCGGCGCGAATTTTGGAAACATGTCGCGCCCGTCACTTATGGCGATGACAACGCATGCGGTGTGGATGAGGAGACCGCCCCGCGTTTTAATCAGAAGACAGTAGCCGCCGCGATGAAGGAGCTGTTCGACCTTAACTACACTAGTGGCCATAAG